AATAATATTGAAAATTCACAAACTGGTCATGCTTTTAGAAATAGATTAAAACCAAGGAGCGAAAATCAAAAAGATTATATCAGAACAATTGCAGAAAACACCATTACCTTTTGTCAGGGGTTAGCCGGGTCTGGAAAAACGCATATCGCTATAGGTATGGCTTTAGAATATTTATTAGATAATAAAGTAAATAGAATTATTATCACTAGACCAGTATTAGAAGCAGGAGAAAAAATTGGATATTTACCAGGACCACAGCCTCTCGATGCAAAAATACTAACTCCATCTGGATGGGTATTAATGAGGGATATTAAAATTGGAGATATGGTGATCAGCCGCGATGGATTACCAACTAAGGTAACGGGTGTGTTTCCAAAAGGTATAAAACAAGTATATAAAATCACTACCACAGATGGAAGAACAACAGAGTGTTGCGCAGACCATTTATGGTTTACCCAAACAGCATCTGATAAGAAGAAAAAACAGAAAGGGTCTGTCAAAACAACCAAAGAAATAGCCACTTCTTTATTAAATGATAAAAATAAAATTAATCATTTTTTACCAAGAAATGAACCAGTGCATTTTAACCAGCAAGATCTGCCTATGCCTGCGTACTCTTTAGGAGTTCTTTTGGGCGACGGAAGTCTATCCAACAGCATTACCTTTTCTAATATAGATAATGAGCTAATAGATAGAGTAAATAAAGAAATGTCTTTTATAGGATGCTATTGTGTTAAACAATCCCAAGATAGAATATCCTATAATATTAGGTCTAATTTATATAGCAAAAAAATATCGAAACATGTTTGTATAACAAATAAAGACACTGGAGATATTACTAAATATAGCTCTGTAGGAATAGCCGCTCAAGACCTAGGAATAAATAGCAATACCATACAAGCTAGATGTAGAAGACTATCATCAGTGGGAGACTTTAAATATTCATTTGAAAAATCGAATAAAAAATATAATAATCCAGCCAAAGAGATTATATCTAGTCTTGGTATTTTAGGAAAGACAGCTACATATAAATATATTCCAAATATATATAAATATTCATCAATTTCAAACCGACTAGAATTACTTAGAGGACTCATGGATACAGACGGTAGTGTTAAGCAAAAGACAGGGGAAGCCTCTTTTTGTACCACATCTAAACAATTGGCTCAAGATGTCATAGAACTTGTACAATCTCTTGGCGGTAAAGCTAAATTAAGGTATAGAAATCGTATTGGCAAGACATCTGTACTAAAAAAAGAGAATAGAATAATAACAGCTAAGCATATTTCCTACGAATGCAACATAACCCTGCCAAATAATATGAACCCATTTTATATATCTAGAAAGGCTAAAAAATATAAGAGTAATTTTATGCATGGCATAGGGATAGTCGATATTTCTGAGGTAGGAACTAAGCCTGTGCAGTGTATTAGGGTGGAGAATCCAGAACACCTATATATTACCGATAACTATATCGTAACTCATAATACAGCCGAAGAAAAATTACATCCATATTTATTACCAATTATAGATGAGATTCATCATTTTATACCTATTGCTCACTATGCTAGTCTTAAATTAAATAATAAGATAGAAGTAGTACCATTAGGCTTGATGAGAGGTAGAAATTTTCACAATTGTTTTATAGTTGCCGATGAGTGTCAAAATGCTTCTTATGAACAATTAAAAATGTTGTTGACAAGAGTAGGCACAGAGAGTAAGTTAGTGTTAACTGGAGATGTTGGACAATCAGATTTAAATAGACATCTTCAGGGTGGTTTTATTCATATGATTAATTCTTTAGATGGTATTGATGGTATAGGTAATTGTAAATTGGAATCTTCTGATATTGTGAGAAATCCAATTATAGCTAAAATTTTAGCTCGATTAGATAATATAGAAAATGCAACAAAACCATAAACAGTGCTTATTACTTAATGCGGATTATACTCCGTTAGGAATTATTTCTTGGCAAAAGGCAATAATATGGTCTATGAGATTTAAGAATAATCCAAAATATTCTATCGAGATCATAGATTTCTATAAGAATGATCATATTAATGGTGTTGATAAAAAATATCCTATACCGGCGGTAGCTAAAACCAATAGATTTTTTAAAATTAATAATCAGACTGTAACTTTTTCTCGTAAAAACATATTCATTAGAGATGATTATTCTTGTCAATACTGTGGTAAAAAATATGAATCAAATGATTTAACATATGATCATGTTATACCTAAGTCTAAATGGCGAGACAACAAGGGCTCCCCAACATCTTGGACCAACATAGTCACAGCCTGTACATGGTGCAATAGAAAAAAGGGCAACAAAACCCCAAAAGAAGCCAATATGCCAATTAAGAATCTTCCTATCAAACCTAATAAGAATCCAAAATACTTGCCTGTTGTCGGACTTCTCAATAAAATAAAGAAAGATATACCAAACGAATGGCTAGTATACTTACCTCAATCTTTTAATTATTAATGCCAACATACTCCTATATTTGCAATAAATGCAACGCAGAATTTCAACTATTTACCTATATTAAAGACTATATAGAAAAACCAAAATGCCAATATTGTGGCAGTAAAAAGACACAAAGAGATTTTCTTAAGGACGCTTCGACTCAAAATGGTTCTGTAAAAAAACTTGACAGTGAATTGAAGACCATAGGCGATTTGGCGAATAGAAATAGGGACAGAATGAGCGATGACCAAAAACATGAATTATATAAAAAACACAACGAGTATAAAGAAAATAAAGAAGAAAAACCATTACCAAAAGGAATGTCTCGTATGAAGAAAGGTGATAAAATTATATGGCCGAACTAAATGACCAAACAATATTTTTTCAAAAAAATACTGTTCCCTCGATTAAATCATATTGCTATTATACTATATTAGGTGACCATGACTATATAGATAATCATGGTAAGCCTAGAGTCGATAATGAAACTAATGAGGTTGCAGCTAAATCTGTAGTAGTAGATAATAAACCAGCCAGATATTACATTAAGGTTGGAACTTATGGCAAGATATATAATCCTATTGGTTTATTTAGCGAAGGCAAACAAACAAAATTTTTATCAAAAATAGGTCGTAAAGAATTTGAATTCAAAGAAGTAAACGCAAAAGTATTTGAATTATATGTTAATTTTTTAGCAACTAAAAATATTGCATGGTTAAATAATGCTGAAAGGGAATTAAACTAAAATGGCCAAGATATCTAAAACAAAAGAATATGCTATAAAATATCTGTTTAATCATGAAAAGAAGAATCCAGAAGAAATAGCTAGCGAACTAAAATTACCATTAGCAGATGTAATGCAAATAGTTAAATCCGTGAATGAAAAATCTAAAAATAAAAATAAAATTACTGATGCTATGATTCGTCACACTTCCGCTAAAAAAGACAATAATGTAAGTATTATGACAGAGGGTGCGGCACAGCTATCTGATGAATTTATTAAAAACCTATCTACTAAAAAACAAAACCTAGATTTTATTCATAGACCTAAAGATTAATTTTTGGAATGTCAGATAAATCTTATCCTTCAAAATATTCTAACGGTAAGCAAATAACCGCTGCTCAGTATATCACAGAAATTATTTGTGAAAGAAAAGCAAAGAATACTAAAAAAGATCTACATTATAGATTTTGGACAAATAAGCTATGGGAAAAATTCTATAAAGACCAAATCGCTTCGGCTCATAAGTTATTAAAAAAATATGAAGATACGGCTATTATAAGAGCTTTAAATAGCGATAAGGCACAAAAAATCTACTCTCTGCGAGCGCCGTTTTTGATACCTATCATAGAACAAGAACAGCAAAAGCTACAAAATGAAAATAAGGAATTATCATTAAAGCTACATAGACCAGTTAATGTTAATTTTAATCGTTCTATACACAAACAATCTAATATTATTTCTAAACTAAAGGATCTAGATAATGAGTCTTAAAGAGGATGTTGTTAAAAATTTTGGTGATGATATTATATTAACTGGAAATGCTTTGATTGATAAAAAAAATATTATAATCCCCGTTAGTCCATCTTTAGATATTGTTTTGAACGGTGGAATTCCAGAAGGTAGTTTTGTTGTCCTAACAGGTCAGCCTAAATGTGGAAAAACCACGACTTCCCTGGATTTTTCTGCTACGGCACAAAAACCAGAATATCAGGGATCGCTCAAATCGCCAAGAGAAGTGTATTACCTCAACATCGAAGGTAGATTAAAAAAACGAGACTTAGAAGGAATACCAGGATTAAATCTAGATCGTTTTCATATTATAGGTAGTCAACAGGGCAAGATTTTACATGCTGAAGAATACCTACAAATTGCTGAAAAAATCATTAATGAAATTCCTGGTAGTGTTTTGATTATAGATTCATACTCCGCGCTATGTACAGAAGCAGAAATAACTAGTGATATGGATAAGATGCAAAGAGCAGATGGAGCAAAACTATTAGCTAAATTTTGTCGTAAGGTTGCTAATGTTATTCCAGTGAATAAAAATATTGTTATTGGAATAACTCATTTAATGGGTAATCCCACGGGATATGGTGCAGAATTTAAAGAAAAGAGTGGTCAAGCTATTGCTTATCAAACAGATATTAAGTTAAGAGCCAAAAGTTTTAAACCTTGGACATTAAGTGCTGATAGTACTCAAATTGGTCAAGAAATTGATTGGCAGGTTGTATGTTCTGCTTTGGGTCCGCCCGGAGGTAATATTACTAGTTATATTAGATATGGTCAAGGTGTAGATAAATATATGGAAGCTATCACCCTAGGTTCTGATATGGGTATTATTCATAAGGGTGGTGCTTGGTATACTCTAACAGCAGTAGAGGATAAGCCTAAATTTCAAGGTTCTGAAAAATTAAGACAATATCTGGTCGATAATGAATCAGCTTATAAAAATTTGGTACAAAGTATCAAACAAACAATGGGTTTGAAATGCTGATTAAAGATCTTGATGGTGGTAGCCATAATTGGTTATTAACTGGTAATATGGCTAAAGGCAAAATCGATAATAGGTCATCTTTACATTTAACAGCAAGAAAATTGATTTCTGGCCATCTGCCCACCCTGCAACTATTAGAAGAAGTACCGATTCCTTTACGTCGGGGTGAAGTTTTATATTTGGATTTTTATATTCCTCTTAAAAAAATATGCATTGAAGTTCATGGTGAACAACACTTTAAATTTGTTCCATTTTACCACTCTACTATTCTTAATTTTTTAAAAGCACAAAAAAGAGATAGAGAAAAACAAGAATGGTGTGAGATCAATGGTATAAAATATATTGGGTTAAGATTCGATCAAAACGAAACTGAATGGAGCCAATTAATTCAAAATGAATGTTAAAACATCTAAAGATGAACTAAAGTATTGGGATGATATTCTGGATGAGTATGAAAACTCTATAGGACTAGGCACATATTCAGATTCTCATAGTTTTACCGAAAATGAATTAAATCTATACTTCACTATGAATAGAGATGCTATAGAAAAATTAAGCCCAGAAGATTGTGCTCAAATTTCTTATAGACTGGCTCAATATGCATTTTTTTTACAGCGTACTCTTAATAGAGAGATCGCCAGACATAACTGGGCAGAAGAAAATATTAAAGAAACCATAGCTGACGAAATTAATAACTATAAAGGATATGGTTTTATGGAAAAATCATTACAGGCCATTAAACATAATGATAAAGCAACATCGCTTAATAAGATAAAAAAGTATGCCCAGCAACGTATGGATAGGTTGTCTTATTTAGCAAATAGCGTTAAAAATCTTTCAGATATTATGCTCTCTGTACAAAGAACAAAGGTGAAACATGGGTCTTGACAATGACGATATTAAAGTCCTAATAGCAATATTACAAAAGGGCTTAACTACAGACGCAGAAGATGATGTAGAAGTCAAAAAACCAAAAACCAAATCTCGTAGATCATCCTCCAAGTCTAATCAATCTAAAAAGAAAAATATTAATAGATTTGATATAATGCCAGAATTTAATATGTGTAAAGAAGATCTAGAAATAGATCGCAAAATTAAAAAACCACCACCATCTTTAAGGAATAGAACTTTTGATCCGGTAAAAGTACAATGTAGAGTTTGCGGAAAAAAAGAAATAGTTGCACCAAGTATTCTTTCTTCTATGGAAACAGAAAGATACAAATGCAATAAGTGCGCTACAGGAGCAGGATGATGATTCTATGTGATCCCGCCGCAGAAAGAGCGGTCTTAGCTGGTATTTGTGCTTATGGTGAAAATGCCTACTTGGATATTGCCGATATTCTACAGGAAACATCTTTTACTATAGATAGTAATATTATTATATTTAAATGTTTAAAACAGATATGTGAAAGTCATCAAAATACTATCGATATAGCATCCATATATTCTTCTGCACAAGAGTTGGGTTTTGCTCATATACTAGCAAAGAAAGAAGAAACTCAACATCTTAAAGCTATCATAGATTTTCCGGTTAGTTTAGATAATGTCCGTAAATTCGCTGCAAAAATTCGTAAACTAGAAATAGCTAGACTATTACGCAAACAGCTTGAACTTGCACAGGATAAAATATTAGAAATTACAGGATCTGAACCTATTTCTTCTATTATTGGTTTAGCTGAAGAAAGTATCTTTAATTTTACTTCTTTATTAAATGACGCTGATAATAATCCTGAAATCATTGGGTCTTCTATTGATGATTATATGAAACATTTAGAAGAGAATAAAATTGATCAAGTAGGGATTCCAACCGGATTTCCTATTTATGATCAAGCTATTGGTGGAGGTTTAAGAAAAGGAACTATCAATGTAATAGGAGCTAGGCCCAAAACTGGAAAAACACTCCTATCAGATAATATGGGCATTAATGTTGCTCAACTCGGAATTCCTGTATTAAATATGGATACCGAAATGAATAAAGAGGACCATATTAATAGAATTTTGGCAATGATGAGTGAGATCGAAATAAATACTATTGAAACTGGTAAATTTACAGATTCGCCCGATAAAAAGAATAAAGTCTTAAAAGCAGCCAATGGACTAAAATCTCTTAAATTATATCATAAAAGCATTGCAGGTAAACCCTTTGAGGATCAACTAGCTATAATGAGAAGATGGCTAGTTAAAGATGTTGGACTAAATGAAGATGGCACAGCTAAAGATTGTGTTATATTTTATGACTATCTTAAGCTTATGGATAGTGCTGGTATTAATCAAGATTTAAAAGAATATCAAGTACTAGGATTTATGATGACCAGTCTACATAATTTTGCAGTTAGATATAAGGTGCCTATAGTGGCATTTATTCAATTAAATCGAGATGGAATTACTAAAGAAAGTACAGATTCTGCTAGTGGTTCTGATCGTATTATATGGCTATGTAGTAATTTTAGTATCTTTAAACGCAAAAGTGATGAAGAAATGGCAGAAGATGGTCCAGATGGTGGGAATCGTAAACTTATACCTTTAATTAGTAGACATGGCGGAGGACTAGACGATAATGATTATATTAATTGTCATATGAAAGGTTGGTGCGCCAAAATAACTGAGGGTAAAACACACCTAGAAATTAAACACAATATTAAATCTAATGATGAGGGCTTTATAATAGATGAAAACGATGACGAAGAAAACCAAATCCCATTTGAATGATCAGTTTAAGCTAAAGGCTATTTGTGATCAAGTTTGCGATAACATAGAAGAACTATTAAATGTTTTAAATATTGAATATAAAACCAATTCAAAAATGATAGTAATGTCGTGTCCAATACACGGTGGCGACAACATATCGGCTTTAAATTTATATCCAGAAGGAGATACATATAGAGGCAATTGGAAATGTAGAACCCATAATTGTGAAAAAATATTCAAAGGTTCTATTCTAGGTTTTATTCGCGGAGTTTTGTCTCATTATGAACACGGATGGAGACAACCAGGAGACTCTATGTGTTCATTTGATGATGCTGTGAATTATGCCTTAAGTTTTATTAAAAAAGATATTAAAGATATCAAAATATCTAAAACAGAGAAAGAAAAAAAACAATTCACTAATGTTGTTGGATATATTAATAAAAATATTGATAAACCATCTTCAAGAATCACTAGATCACAAATCATTAAATCACTAGAAATACCAGCCCAATACTATATTAATAGAAACTATTCCTCAAATATATTAAATAAATACGATGTTGGTTTATGCACAAGAACAGATAAGGAAATGAGTAATAGAATTGTGGTGCCTATTTATGATAATGACTACCATTATATGGTAGGATGTACTGGTCGAAGCATTTATGAAAAATGTGATCAATGCAAAGCATATCATAACTCCACAGAAGACTGTCCTAGCGCAGAACATATATGGAAATATCCAAAATGGAAACATAGCACAGACTTTAAGAGCCAAAATACCCTGTACAACTTCTGGTTCGCTAAAGAACATATTCTAAAATCATCCACGGCTATTATTGTTGAAAGCCCTGGTAATGTTTGGAGATTAGAAGAAAATAATATTTATAATAGCGTAGCTATATTTGGGTCTTCTTTAAGCGATAGACAAAAAATTTTATTAGACTCATCTGGAGCTATGAACCTAGTAGTTTTAACAGATAACGATGAGGCTGGTTTAAAAGCAGCACAACAAATTAAGCAAAAGTGTCAAAATACTTATAGGATATTTATTCCAACTATATCTAAAAATGACATTGGCGAAATGACATCAGAAGAAATATATACAGAAATTAAAACATATTTGGAGACTATCAAGTGACTAAAATTATAGCATTCTCTGGAAGAAAACAATCTGGTAAAAGTACAGCAGGGGAATATGTACAGGGTCTTATTCGTTCTATAAATCCCAAAATCAACATTAAAACCTATAGCTTTGCTGATCCCCTAAAAAGAAATATTTGTATAGACTTATTAGGATTAACGGAACAACAGTGCTATGGTAGCGATGAGGATAAAAATAGTCTGACGAATGTTCGTTGGGAAAACATGCCAAATTACGACATATCATGGACTTATGATTCTGGATATGATCCTAGCGGATTTATGACAGCAAGACAAGTTATGGAATTTGTAGGCACCAGAATTTTTAGAAAAATGAAAGATAATATTTGGGTAGAAGCCACTCTTAATGAAATTAAAAAAGACAATGCTGATATAGCGTTCTTGTTGGATAATAGATTTCCCAATGAAGTTGATGCTGTATTAAATACTGGCGGATTTGTAATTAGATTAGCAAGAGATCCTTTTCGTTCTTGGGCGGAACCAGAGGTTGCTCTGGATCCTATTAAGTATGATTGGACTAAATTTAGTTGCATTATCGATAACCAAGATTGTACCATAGATGAAAAAAATTATCTTATAAAAAGATTTCTCATTAATCAAGGAATACTACCATTATAATTACATACTTAAGAAGTAGTTCTTATGGAACTCATTCTATGTGCGAGCAACAATATTATCTAGAATATGTTCTTGGCATAAGAAGTCCCTCCAATAAAAAGGCCGATAAAGGCACAATAGTTCATAAAGTTCTAGAGATTTTGGCCTATATACAATTAACCAAACAAAATAATGAGAACAAACACTATAAAAAACAAGAACAGTTTTATACTGATGATATTATAGGTAAAATAGATATTGATAAGTATAATTTAGACAATATTATTGAATCTATTTATCAGTATTATACCTCTCAATTTAAACATCATGTATGGGAAGCCAAAGACTTAAAAGACTGTCGCCTGTGGGTCAACAAAGCGATTACTGATCATAATGGCACATTTGATCCACGCAAACGAGACATATTGCAACCAGAGCAGCATTTTGATATTGTTATTCAAAAACCTTGGGCGAAATATGCATATAAAACTAAGGACGAATTATTAGAGGGGCACTTAGCAATAAAAGGCACTATTGATCTAATTACTAAGGTGGACGATAGTACAATAGAGATAGTTGACTGGAAAACCGGCCGAAGATTAGACTGGGCTACAGGACAAGAAAAAACATTAGCTAAACTGCAAAATGATCCTCAATTAAGAATTTATCATTATGCTGTTAGTAATTTATACCCAAGTATAGAACATATTATCTTTACCATTAATTTTATAAATGATGGTGGGGCATTCAGCGTGTGCTATGATAAAAGTGATTTACCTAAAACAGAAGAGATGATTCGTAAAAAATTTGAAACTATTAAACGAACTACAAAACCACAATTGAATAAAAGCTGGAAATGTACAAAATTATGTCATTTTGGTAAAACGACATTTGAGAATAGTCATATATTACCAATACTTGAGTATAGAGATGGTCAACTTTGTAAACAGGGAGAGTATATGACAAAATGTGAACAGGTTAAGCATGATATTGAATTAT